CGGTGACGGTTCCGGTTACGGTTACGGTTCCGGTGACGGTTACGGTGACGGTTCCGGTTACGGTTCCGGTGACGGTTCCGGTTACGGTTACGGTTACGGTGACGGTTACGGTTACGGTTCCGGTGACGGTTACGGTTCCGGTTACGGTTACGGTTACGGTGACGGTTACGGTTACGGTTCCGGTGACGGTTACGGTGACGGTTCCGGTTACGGTTCCGGTTAAAGACAGGTGAGGTAAGCCTGTTTATTAGCTCCCTCCCCCGGTGCTGGACTCATTCGATCAACTTGATCAAAGGACTACTAATTATGAAATACATCCGCGCTGTATTGGTCACTATCTTACTTTTAACCTTAGCCGTCGGAACTGGCTTTGTATCGTTTCTGCGCCGCGTATTCACAGCTATACTCCTGCTAACTGTATTGGCTGCCTTCGCCGCCGCACAGAATCCAGCGATCTACAGTGCTAATTGGGATGGAATCTCACGCCAGTACTATGTAGACCTGCCAGCGAAGATGCCGCCCAATCCTACGCTCATTGTCGCGCTGCACGGCACTATCAATGACGGACAAAACAGTCTCGTTCCCCAGACTGCATGCAATACGCAGCTGGCATGGAACCAGCCCATCGTGGACGCGCATGGGATTATCCTGCTGTGTCCGGTATCGACCTGGAAGCCGGGAGTCAACGGAGCCAAAGGGTACTGGTTCTGGGAAGCGTATGGAACGGAATCATATTTCTCGGCAGCACCTGACGACTCGGGATTCATTCGCAGCCTGATTTTGCAATTGAAAGCGCAGTACAGTGTTGGCCTCGTAGGAGTCACCGGCATGAGTTCCGGCGGGATGATGGCTTGGCGGGCCTGCATCGACAATTCCGACATCGTGGACGCCTGCGCAGTAGTTAGCGGGAGTCTCTGGGTGGGATCAAGTTCGACTATCCCTTCTCAGCCGGTGCGGCCATTTTCTGCACTCATTCTGCATGGGGATGCGGATGTAACTATTCCCTATTGTGGAGGAGTGTTCTCGGGATGGGGGGAGGTCAGAGAGGCTGTGCCGGGCGTGGATGCTGCGCTGGACTATGTACTCGCTGCTGATGGGTTTGCGCCGAATGCGGCGCCGCTATGCGCGGGAAACGTGCCTTCAGGAGTGAATCGGTTGGACTTCCGCGGCACGAATGGGGTTGAGGTCAAGGTCGTCAAGGAATTGACCTATGGGCATGTGTACCGGGGATGGGTTCCGGGAACAGTGGTTGAGTTTTTGATCGGGCAATAAAAGCACAGCGTATCAAGCATCCGCAAAGGATTATATATGGATAATTTGCAACGGTGGATTCTGATTATCGTAGTCACTTTTGTGGCTATCGGTGTGGGCTTTGGTATATGGTTCGAATTATTCCGCGATATGCATGTGTTCCATCATGAAGTTTCCCAAGAGGCACGCCATGCCGAAATCGTCGGCGCTGAACCGCTGCCCAAAGAACCGGTGCACTTGGTTATCAATCGCAAACATGAAGGTTGTGCGGTAGCGGATCAGGCGGAAGTAGACGGCAATAAATTGTGGATTTATTACCACAACGGATGTCAATCTACGATTAGCGTCGGCTACTCCAATGTCGTAGAGATTATCTATAAGGGTATCGCCGCGGATGGGACAATAGTTTCCTCTGCAATCAGAAATGCACATTGGGAAGTGCCTTTAGAACCCGGCCAGAAGATCGAATTCGCGTGCGATTTCGAGGACGACCCTCGTATCTCGACAATGGAAATAACACTCCGCACTCATTGAGACGGCATGGTTCTTTTTGTCGCAGATGTAGGGGCGCATCCGGGGCTGGTGCATGTCAAGGAAGTGATTAAGGAGTGGTTATGACACTAACGCGCGCATTGAATCGTTTGTTTGGGCAAGCTGATGAGATTAATGGCCGAGAGCGCTGCCCGACGCATCTATATCGCTGGACGATGCTCTCATGGAAGGGATATTTCTCAATCTACCTGCATCACTTTGTGGGTGACTATTGGAGCCGTGATCTACACGATCACCCGAAGCGATTCATCAGCGTCGGGCTATGGGGTTGGTATATCGAAGAGACGCCCTATCGTCAAATTGCAAGAAGAATTGCAAGAAGAGTACGAGTCCGCCGAAGCCCGGTCGAAGGCTCTGGAGGAAGCGTCGGAATTAAAAGATCGCGCGGTTGAGCATGGCGGTTATCTGGCCACGGCAGCCGAAACTTATCTGGACGCTAGGAATAAGCTAGACATGGCTGAAGCGGGATATTTGGATGACGAGGTTCCTGATACGGATGCGTTGTCAGACTGCCATCAAGCCCTGCGTTCGGCAATCTATGAGTTCCGCAAACGAGTTGAGCGGTTGAAGGCCGAGTCTCTTCTGGAGAAACGCCTATGAGCTGGGATGTAGGTTATGACGATCGCTGGCAGCGCTGGGTCGGATATGGGGTTCCGGCATGGTGCGATCATCCTGGATGCTACGAAAAGATTCATCGCGGGCTGGCTTACATTTGTGGCGGGGATATTTACGGTGGCGATGAAGGATGCGGATTATTTTTCTGCTATAAACACTTGTTCTTTAGTGATCGTTCTCGGCATCAGTTATGTGAGCGGTGCTGTGTCGGCGAGAAACCTTTCAACCCATCGCTCGATACCGACGAATGGGTCGAGCATCAAATGACCGATCCGAGTTGGGCCGAATGGAGAGCCGAGCAATTAGATAAACATCCATGACATCGCGCAAGGTTGAGAGAACGGAGGAACAATGCCATGAGTTGTAGGTGCGTAAGTTGGATTCAGGCTTTGGATGTGCCCGGGAAAATCATAGTCCTTAAATGTTCACTCTGTGGAACTGAATACACGCTATATCCCGATGGAACAATAGCATACGAATCGTGCAGCATACTCTAGCGGAGTAATCTATGTCTTCCTCCCTCTCTATAACTCCCGAACTGTGGCGCAAGGCAATAATGTTTGCCAGCAGTCATCTTAACGACCGCGAGGACCAAAAAGACGTGGCGCAGGAAGCATGCATTCGGTTATACGAAACTTCTCTGGCAGGCGTGGTGATCGATAATCCGCTATCGTGGTTGCGAGGTACGGTGCGACATATTGCGATTGACTGGATACGGCGCCGGGGTTGGAGCATCTTGACGCAGCCGAACAATGTTTTCCTAGATCAACAGTTAGAATCATACAAGGCTAACATAACGAGGTCAAAAGTGAAGTTTGAGAATGAGAGAGATTTACTCACTGATCTTACCAGCGATTTCGACTTGGAGAGTTCGGCCATCAACCGCGATATGCTATCCGCCGCGCTATCGATCATCGCAGAACTTCCTGACCGGGACCGGGAATGCATCCTGATGCACGCGCGAGGCTATACGTTCTATCAGATCGGCAGTGCGCTGAATCTTGGGTACCATCAAGCGCGGCGAATCACATTACATGCGCTGGTGAAGACGCGGAGGAGGCTTAATCATGGATAAAGACATAGGCCGCGATACACAGGAATTCTTCGCTGCGTTCGTAATCGCGTGCGCAGCATTGTTTGGTGCCGGGCCAAACTGGGCACGTATTCGGTTGTGCTTTCTGATGCTGATCACATCAGGACTGCCGAAGGAAACTCTCTTAGCGGAGAGCAGAGATCGGCAGGAACGGGTAATCCCGTAGATGTGGGTTCGAGTCCCACCTTGTCCACCATATCACTAGACTATCACCGGGGATGGGAGGCGGGAAGAGATGCATCGGCGGAATATGTTGCTTTGCTATCTGCCTCGATTGTAATGGTTGATCCGGCGCGCAAAATCATGGAGTATATTTATAATGGAATCCGTGCTCTGGCCGCTCCGCAGACGGAATCAGAGGAGAAACGATGATTGGTCCTGAATTTGATCCGCGAGACGACGAAGTTATTGACCGCGAAGGGTGGGAACGCTTTCAAGGCGATTCCTAGTTAGCGGAAGAAATAGCTAAGCACTGGTTAATCGAAATGCGATGCGATCATGGCGCTAAAACGAATACTGCGTTTTGTGCGTGCGGTTGGCGAGCAATACCCATGCGAAATGTTGGACAAGCGGCAAAAGAATGGGCGAGACATGTAGTTACGACGGTTTCGATAAGGAAGGAGTCTCAATGAAACTGCTGGAACTTAAACCGCTGATCTGCGCTACGTGCGCTATCATCCTGTTTCTTGCGTGTTCCTGTGGCGCACACTACCACTCCCGTAATCCATTCCAGAGAGCCTATCAGTTTACCTATTGTAACCGGATGAGTACGGATGGTAAACACTGTGAAGTGTGGGCTACACCATGCGGCAAGCTGGATTGTGGAAAGGAGACTCAATGAAACTAGACGTAGCAAATGCTATTCGTCAATTACTTTGGCACGACGGCGGTCCCGGCGCGCTAGATTATGATGCCGAGATGGTCAAAGACGCACGAGCCAAGTTGAAAGCCGCGTTAGATGAATTCGACTTGGGACAAGCCCGCAGAGTACCAGCTACGGAAGCAGTTCCGGATTGTAATTGTCCAGCCGGATTGACGGCGCATTGGACCGCACATTCAAGTAATTGCAATTTCGCTGCCTCTATGCGCAGGTTGCATGAGACAACCAAGGGCGGCGTTCCCGAACCTTCGCCCCATCTCTCCAGCACAGAGGAAGGTGAAAAATGAACATCGGCGATGTTGTAAAGCTAAAAAGTGGCGGCCCTAAAATGACGGTAGCGTTTAGGCTCTGGGAAACTGGAGAGAGCGAAGGTTATAGGATAGATTGCCACTGGATAATCCGAGGAGAACTTCAATCTGCTCGGTTTCATGAAAAATAACTGGAGAAAATAAAGCGTAATGCCTGACACTCCCAACCCGCCCACGCGCACTAACGGACATATAACGCTGCTTACACGCGACGACGGCACTCCCATCACAGGGCTTAAACGTTGCAGAGTGTGTTTTCTTAGCGAAACGTACTGGCAGCGCTGGGAATGCGAGAAGGCTGCGCTTCTATGTAGCTGCTTTCATCATCGTTTGCAGCGAGGTGTGTTTCCTTATCCGTGGCCAATTAAATGTTTGCTTAAGGGCGAATCCAATGGCTGAGTCCACACGTAGGAAGTGTGATAATTGCCAGTCTCCCGACGTTGAGAAAGGCAGGGCGATGGACAGTCGCAGAGCTTATAGATGCCGCGTATGCCGAAATATATGGACGGTATGCCGAAATATATGGACGGAAGGAAGAAACGGAAGATGGCAGCGTTATAGTCGGCAACGACCCGGCTTTCAATTCGCAGATACGGGAGCCGCAAGGCATTATGACTAGTGATCGCGTCAAACTTCGGGAGATTATAACTGCAACGCTGCGGGAATCCCAATTAGGCAGACTCGCCAACTTTGCCCAGTTCACCGTGCAGGAAGTGAGCGATACCGTAAAAGCTCTATCCCCGCGAGCGCTGGACGATCTGGCTGACCTGATTGCGTTGCGTGCTCTGCGATGCATGAATATAGTAGATCACAGGGATGGGTGACCGAAATCCAAAATAAAATTAATGCGCTATTGTACTCAAAGGATTGGCAAGCCCGCGCTTCTCTTCCGGAGCCGAAGAAATGAATCGAATAACAGTTGCTTTCTTGCTGATGTGCATTGTCATGATGACTGGCTGCGAACCACCCCTTGTGCGTTGGGATTTAGGAAACGAAGATTGCTATCTTGTAAGGAACTCATCGCGTAAAATCATAGCCCATGCCAGGAAGGATCGATATGGAATGTGGATAGTAACTTACGAGGAATGTGTATGGGTACGGCGCTCGGACACTTACGAAGACTTGCCTAGCGCCCAGCGTGCCATTCTGAAACAGTGCGGTATCGCGGAGCCGAAGAAATGAGCGAAGCGATCAGCACGATCCGGTTTCTGTGGCTGGCGTGGCGCACGTACCGATCTATGAGATCATCTGGCAACCCGCAATATGCTGCCATGTGTTACCGGGGAGTGCCACAGGTCTGCGTATTTATAGGTGCTGGCAGGCAGGCGTGGCGAATTAGCCAGCTTGCCGTTGAGGGGTGGGAACCAGTTACAGACAAAAAGGCAATAAGGCAATGAAACTTCCAATTAAAGCGGCCCGCGATATATCAAAGCAATACAATCTCCGGCAAGTTATATTGCTGGCGTGGGACGGCGAACTGACTCATATTGTCACCTATGGTAAATCCAAAGAGGACTGTTCGCAGGCGGCGGACGGCGGCAATATGCTCAAGCAGAAATGGGGCTGGCCGGAATGCAACGACCAGCCGTCACGGGTCAGGAAGCTGGAAGCCGAGATAGTGGCGCTGAGAGATAAGCTGGCGCGGGCAGCCATTAATGAGTGGGCAAAGGAATAGCAAACTCACCGCCGATGCTATCGCTCTCTAATTTCCGCTCGTCGTCATCATCCTCGTCGCTCGTCCGCATCAATCCCGATGCCGATATTCCACCACCCGGAGAGTGTGGTCTCCCGGATAAATTTACATCGTGGCGCGACCAGCAGGCGGACGCGATCAGCAGGATATTGGCAAGCGATAAACGGTTCGTTGTACTGTGTATGCCAGTCGGCACAGGCAAAAGCGCGGTGATTACCGGAGCGGCACTGCTATCAGGAAGACGGTGTAGCGCGCTGACTATGACGCGGGGATTACAGGATCAGTACGCGGCAGAAATGTCAGAGTGCATGTCGGATATTCGCGGGCTGGCAAATTACACGTGCCCGATTGCGGCGCAGTTGGGAGTGCCGACGGATACGACTGTCGCGGATGCCCCATGCCAGTGCGGGTACAGTTGCAAGCTGAAATGGAACGGCTGCGGCTATTACGACCGATACCGTATTGCTCAGCACGCTGACCTGTTCTGCACAAATTATTCCTGCTGGATGTATGACTCGCTCAAGGAATCGGAGCAGGCAGGGAATCTGCAATTCGGCATTGAGCCTGAGGTCACTAAGGACAGGCCGATCGGGATACTGTTCTGCGATGAGGCGCACGAGATCGTGTCGGCGCTGGGAATGTTTGTCGGTATTGATGTCTCGCGCAAAGAGTGTTTGCAGTTGCATCTGTCATGGCCGGATGCAGGTGGGACTGTGGCTGATTGGCGCGAATGGGCGGCGGGCAATATTGAGAGCGTAGATGACAGACTTAAGTCCGCTGAGTTGCGAGTACGAAACGGTAGCGGCAGTAAAGGCCAGGTCTGGTCACGTGAACTCAAATATCTGCGCGATATGCACAGGAAGTTAGAGAGACTATCGGCAATGCAACTGGCCGACGAGTGGATTATCACGGAGACCGATCGTAATGACAGCGCAGGCACAATGAGTGGCGTGAGATTTGATCCGCTGAACCCAGCACGGTACGCGGAATCGGCATTGTTCAGGGGAATAGAGAAAGTGGTGCTGGTGAGTGCAACTGTACGCCCCAAGACCGCTGCCATACTGGGAATAGTGCAGGGGGATATGGAATTCATCGAGTACCCGAGTACGTTCCCGGTAAGTCGGCGTCCGATTATTCATTTCCCGACGATTCGTATGACCTACCGCAACGAACAGGACGACGGCCTGATGTCAGAGTGGCTTAAAACTTTGGACGCCTGGATCGGGCCACGGATTGCACTGGGACGAAAGGGTATCGTGCATGCGGTCTCGTATGCAAGGATGAAGTTCATTGTGGACAATTCCGAATATGCATGGTGCATGATGACACACGGCACCTGGGACAGAGAACGCAAGGTAGCGGAGTTCCGGCAGGCAAATGGCCCCTGCGTGCTGGTCAGCCCGTCGATCGGAACAGGCTATGATTTTGCTCACGATGCCGCACGCTGGCAGGTGATCGCCAAATTGCCGTTTGCGTCCACGCAGGACCCGGTGGTGCGCGCGCGGCAGGAACGTGACAGGGATTACGGCCTATATCAGGCCGCGCAGGACTTGCAGCAGGCAGCGGGCAGGATCAACCGCGCGGAATCGGACTGGGGCGAAACCCTGATACTTGATCAGAACGTGGAATGGGCGATACCGAAAATGCGCGCCAAGGGGTTCCTGTCGCGGTCGTGGCTAGAGGCGTTCAGGAGCTATGATAAAGCGCCACCGCCAATACGGTTCGACGATAAATAGTTTCCACTTTTTACTTGACAACCTTCTGGCGCAGAGTATGATTCGTATCGTTCCCCATGCCTAAGTCTAAATCATCTGAAAATGGACGAAAAAAGATTAAGTGGACAACAGTTCATGTATCCCTGCCTAGGTCTCTGGTATCCAAGGTACGGAAGCTCGCAGACAGCGATGGCGGCAGTGTTAGTTATCACGTCGGCCAGTTGATCCGTCTGGGCTGGAAATCCCATCTGATAAAACTTGGCCGGCTGGAGTTGGCATCGGGAACCGATATTCAGGAGCAGTCGCAATAGTTCACCGGGCTTACCGGACAAAAAGGAGCGTCACCCAATGGCATTACAGAAGACAGGCACGTCAGCATCTGCATCCCGTACCGCACCTCCACCTGCACCGCCAAAGCCTCAGCGTGTATCCGGGAACCCGGACACATTCGTATCCGGCGGACTCATCAACGACATTGATGTCACCATTACCGACGCTGGCACGACCACTTGGGACATGAATGGAGCAGTCGATCCCAGCACACCGTTCTTTGTGGCGGAACTGACCGATGAAAACGGCAACCAGCACGCGCAGTACTGGTCGAACGGGCAGCCGAGTGATTGGCAGCCGGATGAATTAGGTGAAGGATTTGTCAGTCCATCGGGAAAGACCGTGCTCAACAATTCGAGTAACTTTGCCATGCTGCTGCAATCGCTGGTGGAGGCGGGATTCCCCAAAGAGCAGTTTGACGATGGTAACTTCAAGGTAATTATCGGGACCAAGTGCCACGTCATCCAGAAAGCTTTGGAGCGCCAGGGATTGATCAGGACAGGAAAGAATGCCAGCCGGCCATCCACGGTGCTGCTGGTCAGCAAGATTTATTCGCTGCCCGGAGCGGACACAGCGGGTGCGCCCGCGAGGAAAGGTGGCGTTGGCGGTAAGGCTCCGGCGAAATCTGCGTCCACTGCTAAACCTATCAGCGGCAAACCGAACGGTCAGGCGGCAGCAACTACATCCGTCTCCGACGAACTGGACGAACACATCGTAACCGCGCTCAAACTGCATCTCGCTGAGGCCGGCGAACCCGTGCCCGCCAAGGTGATCGCCAAGGCGGTATTCGAGTACTTTAACGCCAACGACATGAAGCCGTCGGCCAACAAAGCGGTCGCCAGGTCATCGAAACAGGAATTCCGGGCGCTGCTCAATGACAACGGGTTCGTGTACGACGGGAGCACACTGGCACTGGCGGAGGAGTAGTTAATCTAATTAAGTGAGTTGAGTAAGGGGGAGGGCAAGTCGCCTGCGTGCGTAAAGTGTAACAACAGGTAGTGCTGTTGCGCTCGCTTGTTCCGACTCCTCGCGCGTCTAATATGGCGACCATAAAAATAGTCCGTGTCCTGGAGTACATCGGCGATGAGGAATGGTTGCGTCTGACACTGGATCGGGGAGCAATTAAGGAGAACGGTGTCATGGTGTTACCACGCGGCGAGATCAGAGAATTATCCCGGTCTATACCGGAACAAATCGTTGTGCTAACCGATCAGGATTGATGCCAGTGATCATTACTCCATTTGAACCAGTACCCGGATACCCGGAGCGATTGCAATCCCAGGCGGACTCGGAAGGCTTAACGCGATCACCGGGATTGCATCTGTCAACGATATACCGGGATATCGAGCGCGCCATCAAGCCAAAGGACGAATGGTGTACGCAGGAAGAACTGGAGATGTTCGGCGCGGTCGGTTTCATGTGGGAGAGGGTGTATTCGATGGCGCACCGGGATGCGGTCGAGAACGGCGATTTGATCCGGCCCGGAGAATTCCAGTTAGACGGAGTTATCGGCAGCCCGGATTTTATCCACGTACCGTCTTGGACCCTAGTGGAGACTAAAGCCTGTTTTAGGTCAGCACGCAAGTTTGATTCACTGGAGAAAAACTTTTGGACTTGGCTCTGTCAGGTTAAATCGTATTCGCTGATGATCGGTACGAATGTGGCTGAGATCCATTGCTTTTTCGTATGTGGTGATTGGAAGCCTCCAACCCCCTGTGTACGTTCCGTCAGGTTGGAGTTTACGGATAGAGAGTTACAGGAAAACTGGGACATGATTATCAGGCATGCTCGCGGGAGAAATTGGATTTAGGGTCCGGCGGGGCGAGGTTTGGTGAGGCTGAGTGAGGCGGGGTATGGCATTGTGGGGTTCGGTCCGGTGAGGGCATGGTTCGGCAGGTCAGGGAGAAAGGTTTTATGAAAACCATTGAAGTCGAAATTAGAGGCACAAGTCCACTTCTGATTCACAGGTTCTCCGAGGACAGTGAACAGGCGAAATCATCTCGGCGCACGATGGTACAGACACGTGATCCGCGCGTGGAAGCGACAAAAGCCGCATACGTTGCGCCAGATGGAACGTTCTACTTCTCGGCATTTTCTATTCCGGGTTGTATGGGTAACGCCGGAGCTAATCATAAAATGCGCGGCTCTCGCAAGAGTATGCGCTTCGTAGTGCCTTCGGCTGTACGTGTCACATCCGAGTCCATCACCATTCTCAACGGCAACGGACCAGCAAAAGATTTTGAGGTTGATGCCCGCCCGGTAACGATTCCGGCAACCAAAGGTAGGATTATGCGCTATCGTCCGCGCTTCGACTGCTGGGGAGCTAAGTTTTCTCTGATTTTGGATGATACTCAGCTTTCAATCGAAGATGCCCATACTCTGCTTAACGAGGCTGGAGTGTCTATCGGCATTGGCGACTTTCGTCCAGAGAAGCGTGGACCGTTCGGGTGTTTCCGGGTGACCCGGTTTGAAGAGCGTGTTTAGCTGGAGTGTAGCAGTGTGGGGTGTGAGGTGGGTTATGGTGAGGCGCGGCTTGGCATGGTTGGGCGGTGTTGGGTAATGCATGGTTTGGCTAGGCATGGAGATACATCAATGAGTAAACCCGTAAGTGCCTTCGTGGTATTCGAGCGCATGACCGGCGATAACAATAATTCGCTGAAATTTGCGCCCTTGGGCAACATCATCAACATGCAGCGGACCAAGCGCGGTATCAACGTGACGATCGGGATCGGTGACGACGGATTCATGGAAAAGATAATGGACGGTCGGCTGGTCGGCGGATTCATATTCTGCGATACCATGGAGTTCCGGCGGGTGCAAAAGGTGATTGAAGCAGAACAACGGGAACAAGGATAAAAAGGTATGGCTAAGTTAACCAAACAGGGATTCCGCTCCTCGCTATTTGAAGCGATGGAGTTTGGCTACAAGGCGTGCGAGCGCGGCGCTAACATCCAGATGGCGCGCGAAAGTATCGCTCCGTTTATCAATACGATGGCTGAGAATTGCGACAACCTGCCCAAGGAAATATTGCGCATAGAGTTCCCCAAGCCGGGGAGTCGGCGCAGGCGAGCAAAGATCACCGAGGCGCTGCGATGATTGTAACTTCCGATCAGATCAGCGAACTTATTGGATCTGCTCCTAGCACGGGTTACATAGATCAACTGCTGCATCCCCTATGGCTGGAACTGTTCGTCGAGGAGAAGCCGGAGCGACCGAGACAGCCCTGTGACTGGCGCAACGGCCTTCACTACGAAGGATGCGGGAACGGGTGTGAGTCTACTGTCATCCCCTTCTCCCGGAAGTTAATAATGGAGATAAGGGATGCAGAAGGACGGCTGCTGGAGCACAATTGCCAAGACTTGGGTCGAGTAGCAGTACGCCGATGCGACGACGCCCCCAACGGATGACCGGAAACGCCTATCATGACGCGCATTGCGTGAAATTGTTTGGCGTGGATAAGGGGAGTAAGCGGCAGGCGGAGAGAGAGAGCAGTGATTCAATGACTACTACTATTTCATCCATTCTGATTGAAGCACTGGCGCGGCGAGCACAGACTGTCGCTGAGCGATATCGCAATGGACCGAATACACGCCCATCTGTTGCCGATTTCCAAACGGCATTTGTGGACGAACTGAAGCGTTTCCAGTCCCCGATGGAGTCATCGACTTCGGCTTTTGACAGGGCTTTCAGAGGAGAGGCATTTGAACAGAAAGCACAATCTCAGCCTCAGCGTGCCAGACTCGTCCCCGACAGCGACCGCCCATCGCTCGGCAATGGCATAGGTCAGCAGACTGGCGGCACCGCCCAATCCGACGCCGACGAAGCCAAGCGCATTCTGTCCATGATCGAGAATGTCCACGGCGAAGTGATTGAGTCTGTATGCGGTGGTAAAGCAGCGCAGTTCATATCCGAGATGCAGGTACGGCGGCGGAATGGCGGACCGTTATGCGTGACCGGGAAGCAATTGTTCTGGCTGCGCGATTTATCCCAGCAGTTGGTTGAGAAAGGATACGTATAGATATGTGTGCTCTGAACCTGAAACGCCCTGCACCACGTCCAGAATCCGCTGCATCGTCGTCTGCCTCAGTCATTCACCGGAGCGCTCCGTCTAACGGTAGCTCGCCCGTCAAATCGACATTTGTCCGCGCCGAAAAGGAATTGACACGGCGTATCATTGTGTCTCTTACTGGCGAAGAAAAGACAGGTAAAAACCATACCGCGTTCACTGCGTCGGCACCTTTGTTCGTGCATAGTTTCGATATCGGCTTAGATGGCGTCGTTCAGAAGTTCCAACGTGAGAAAGAAATCTATGTCGCCGATTACGAATTGTCTATCCAGCCTGGAGAGGCATCGCCACAAGAGGTGGCTGAGGCTGCCGATAAAGTATGGACGCAATTCATATCCAACTATCGGGATGGTCTGGCGAGTTGCGGCAACGGCACGACTGTAGTTGATACGGACACAGAATGTTATGAACTTTTGCGCTTGGCTCGCTTTGGCCGGGTCGCTAACGTCCTTCCTCACATGTACGGTCCGGTGAACGCCGAACTCCGCGACATGGTGAGAGAGTCCTATGACCATGACGCCAATGTGTTCTTTCTTAGCAAGAAAACGGATGTCTGGGAAAACTACGTCGATGCCAACGGCAAAGAACGCGGACGCAAAACAGGTGAAAAAGCCCGCAAGGGGTTCGGTGACCTCCCGTTTCTGGTACAAGTTGTAGCCACAACGACACGCGAAGACACGAGCGAGGGTACGGTGTTCGGCGTGACTATTGAAGACTGTCGGCTGAATCCGTCGGCGAACGGAGTCAGTGTTCCCAACGATTACGAGTTTATTATGTCTGCGATATTCGAGGACTGAATACACCTGTGACTGTGACCATTGATCCCCGCGCTGGCTCGGCACAATTGGCTCCATTGCTCCGTCATCGCGGGATACCCGTAGAACTGAGCACGTTGCAGTTCGGCGACGCCGCCATGATCGGAGCGGGACCGGGCGGCAGTCCTGTGAGCGTCGGTGTAGAAGTAAAAGCCCTCGGCGACGTGCTCGCGTGTATTCAGGACGCGCGGTTTGCCGGACATCAGCTCCCCGGACTGTGCCAGTCTTATGACCAGGTATGGCTGCTGGTAATCGGGACGTTTCGCCCGCGATCCCGCGATGGCGTTCTTGAGTACCAGCAGCAGAATGGCAAGGGCGCAGGCTGGTGGAAGGATGCATCGCATGGCCGGAGGCGGTCACTGCTCTATCATGATCTGACTATGTGGTTTATGTCGATTCAGATTAAGGCGAATGTGCGGCTGGCGATTGTAGATGACTATCCGATGGCGGTGGAATGGCTGGCGTGTTTGCATGCCTGGTGGAGCAGGGGATGGGACGATCACTCGGCGCATCTGGCGATGCACGATGCCATGCGGGATCAGTTGTTTGACCGGGCGCTGCTGACGCGACCGAGTGTTACTAGGCTGGTTGCAGCGCAACTCCCGAATGTCGGACGGACGAAGAGTGCGGCGGTCGCAGCAAGATTCAGGAGTGTCAAAGAGATGGTCGAGGCCAGTGAGAAAGACTGGGCGAACATTGATGGAATCGGCAAAGGGATAGCTAAAAAGGTGTATGTAGCACTGCGGGGAGGAGTGAACGGCAATGGCACAGGAACGGGTAAATAATAAGCCTAGCCGTCGGCTTAAGCATCCCCGGCTATTCAGCGTTCACATTGTCTATAAGACCGGTAGAATCGTGGATAAGATGCTGGGAGTTGCGTTCACGGTGGCTGAACGTCAGACATTCTATGACAAATACCGTCAGTACGCGCATTGGTGTTCGCTTTGGAATAGCAGCACCATAGATACGGTAAATTTTGTAAGCGAGGTTATGAAGTGATTGAGGTCCGTGGCGATCTCTGGAGATACTTGGACCGACCGTGGTATCAACTGCTTATAACCACCAATGGGTCGATCCGCCGCGATGGTCATGGAGTCATGGGCAGAGGATGTGCGAGAGAGGCACTGGACCGCTGGCCGGAACTGGGACTGGTACTGGGAAAATCAATTCGCGCGTTCGGGAACACGGTGCAATTGCTATCGGACACACACCGAATATGGTCGTTCCCGGTCAAGCATCAGTGGAGCAAGCCTGCGGACTTGGATTTGATCCGTAAATCCACGGAGCAACTGAGAGCACTGGCGATGGCAAGCAGCAATGAACATGAAGATTGGACATGGGTGCTTCCGAGGCCCGGTTGTGGCTGCTGTAAATTGACTTGGGTGGGAGTAGTGGAGCCGATCGTCAGCGTGCTCCCGGATAACGTGCTGGTGATTACGCGATGAGACAGTCATGCGACAAGTGCGGGCGTGGGTACAACGATGAAATTAACTCGACGGTGTGTCCTCATCGCGGTATAGGGTTTTGTGCGGTATGTGATTGCACGATCTGTGTTTGCTTACAGGAATCGTCGCCAGACTGGGAGCGCAGCGCAGCGAATCAGCAGGAAGCAGGGAAAGCAAGGAATGCGAGGCGTGGCCATGAGCGATAATCCGGATAACTCGAAGCCGAAGCCGAATCTCAATACGTCGTTCGCTGGCATCCCGATCTACGTTGACCCCTATATACCCAAAGACGAAGCGTGGTTTGTTGAATTAGGCAAGTCCACTACGGTCCATGTGCATGAAGGACCACAGTCGGGGCAGGATATTGAGGTCTGGCTGATACAGCCGAGGATATACAGGATTGTTAATCTCGGTGACCGGCGGGAGTTCCCTAAAGTGGAATTGAAACCGAAAGAAGAACTATTACCGTGACCATGCCAGCCACCGCCACTATTGATCTGCTCGGATATCTACTCCCTGATCCGGCATGGGCGCAGGAATATCACTTGGAGGCTCCGGATAACCGTGGTGTAGGAATACATCCCGGACAACCTGTCTATGTATCACTCTATGGCCATCAGATCTGGGAGATGAAATCTTCTGCCGGGTTCCCGTGGGACATGAACACATTCGACGAGCAGTACATTTATCGGTCGGTCACAGAGCAGTCGTGGTCCGATCCCACGTCATTCAAAATATTTGCGTCCTTATCGTGGCAGGCAATGGGAGTGAATGGCGGCATAGTGTGGATGCCAAGGCGGTTGCAGGTGGGTATGTTCTGTCCGCCGATCGTGACACTCGACTCCACCTACCGCGTGTACTCCGGTGGCAATCAGCAGTACAAAGTGCAATCGTTAGGCGGGCCGATTGAAACCCATATTGAGGGACCGTTCGAGGGCAGGTACGCCGTGGATTTCGGCGGCAGTCTGGGGATCGCCGAGTCGTGCGTGCGGCAGGTCTATAAGTGGGGACCGGGATACATGAACATGGAGGTCAATTACTACGCGCGGGGATATGGACGGTGCCAGTGGGAGCTGTGGGCGATGCGGGAGACGGGCACGGCTAATATGCAGTATGTCCGCCAGCGGGTAAGCGTGTTCAATAATATCGTGAGCGGCGGCGTACCCGCGCTGGATTTTCCGAATACACTGCCGGTAATCACATGACAACCACTATTGCTACTACCGTTGTCAATACGCGCCACGAACTATACGACGAGTTCATCGGCAGGCTGTCCATGCTTGGGAACCCGTTCCGCATCGGCGTTGATGGATCGCGCGAGGAAGTGATCGCCAGGCATATAGTGAAGTCGCTATATGGGAAGAGGCTCGGATGCTACTGTCACCCGTTGGCTTGTCATGGAGATAATTATGTCGTGCTCACCGAGGAGCTGAATCGCTGAACGTAATCGCCTATGCCTCCGTCCTCCGCTACTTCGTTCGATCCTCCGTTTCCGGATACAGGCACGAGCACAGGCACGAGCACAGGCACGAGCACAGGCACGAGCACAGGCACGAGCACAGGCACGAGCACAGGCACGAGCACAGGCACGAGCACAGGCACG